TTTTAGTTTTTTTTTTTTTTAATTTGTTAAATTAAGATTTAATGCTCAATGAGCCGGTCGCTTACATGGTGGGTACAGAAAATAACCTTCTTCAGTTTGTGAGTCGTAAAGAGGCCAAGTTCGTTGGTCCATGATAGGATTGCGGTAGTTGTAGCATACTAGGTACTGCTTTATTTCAGTAATACTAGGGAAGTGGCTGAGTTCATAGTGTGGTATCACGAGATCGGGTGAGTTACCAAATACTAGAGAAAGACCAGCGCGATTAGGTTCGTAACCTTTGCTTTTGTAGTAATCAAAAATTTCTTGTAGTGCTAGGAGCACTCGTTTATGATTGCCACATGATGCGTAGGCGAAGCCAATTGCTTGTGCCATTGTGATTTCTGGCGTTGGGTTCCTTGCTTTAGTGTGATAGAATTGTGCGAACATGAGGATTTCGTCCCTGTAGGGGAGTCCATTCCTGTGTTCATATGAAAGCACTTCACAACCGTTGAGGTTGTTTTTGATTCTTGATTTTTCAAGCGAGACCACTGATTTGAAATAGTAGTCTGCAAGTACCTGTAGTCGGCTCAAAAATTCTTCGTGAGCGGAGGGAGGGATGAGAATTGATAGGCGTATGATTGAATCATCGCCTTGTACTTTGATGATGCACTTTCTTGGGTCGATGCCCATTGCGGAAAGTAAGGTTGCAAGCATTGTGTAGTTATACCAGGAGTCGAGTAACTGCGTGATGTATAGGCCAGATGGGATTCCAGCGTATCTGCGTCGATACATTCGCCCGTCAGGGAGAGCGATCGGTGCGTGGAACAAGTTTTCTAAGAGCCACAGCCATAGGCGTTGCATCTTGAGAGCTTTGTTATCGTTCCAGTCATCAGCGGTGTTTGGGTAACCGACAGTTGGTAGGTATCCATGTTCAAAATCGAGAAACTCGCGTACGCCGTCCATGATCTTGGAGATCAGAGAGAAGTAGGCACGTTTGTCGAATCTTTTCCAATCAAGGGTGAGATAGGAATGTTGCATATATGAGCTGAATAGTGCGTGGTTGAGTCGCAGCCATCCACCAGTGAAGGTTTCGTAACTCCATAACATTGGCGTGACGCCGATGTTGAGTTTAGCCCAGGCAACATATTCCCAGAAGACCATGGTGTCGCCAATAACAGGAGGCTTTGGATAGCCCCAGATTGTGCGCATTTTGTTAGGGTCGTCGTATTTGATTAGAGCTGTTTTAGTATGTAGCAGCATAGGAAAGATGAAGTGGATTTTGACATAGTAGTCGTTTGGAGATAGTCCGGCGAGGTCAGTAAAGCCAGATTTGATGATGTGATGCCATCGTCGTGTCCAACTGAATACAGTGTGTTTCATGGGTCCAAATTTCGCGGGGACAGTATCGTCGAGGAAGCTGTTCGCTTGGTCGCGTACTTTACCGCCATAACGGCGGAACCAGTCTGTTTGAATGTGTCCGTAAACGTCCTTGATTTTGTCAAAGACTTGTCGAAAGGTGGGTCGCATATCGAGAAAGAACTTGTCG